CTGCACAAAGTCGTGTTCGTTCACTACATATTCTCCGATCCATTGAGCTATTTGAGATTAACCGGAAATCGTATACGTAATGTTCAGCGTATTGGAAGTCGCTTTAACGAACGAAGAGAAAGTAGCGCGGGCAATCATCGTACCAACCGCACTGCTATTGAACAAACCTGCCTCACCGAGGGTCGTATTACCTTCATTAGTGGCGAACGATACGATTGCATCCCATGAAGGAGGATTCGCCGTCAAATTCGCCGTGCTGAACGTAGCGATATTATGACGAGTAACTTCCGAAACCAACGCCGTCTGGCCGGTAGCGGGAGCCGTTGTCGATGTCCCAATGGCCAGAGCTGAGATCGTTAAATTGGTATTAACGTCCACAGATTCCAATTGCTTAAGAATCCATACACGCCCAACTGTTACGACCGTGTTCTCAATCTTACGACGCTCTACGATTTCACCCTGCGGACCTGCCAGGACAATTTCAAGCGCGCCGCGTAGTTTAATGGTGTCTTGCATTAGATCCATTAGTAAATGATCCTTTCAAAGTTCGCGGGCAACATCGGTTTAGGATACCGAAAAGTATCCCATTCAAGTGACGCATTACCTAATCCATATCGTTTAGAGACAAAGGGCTGTGAATTAATAAATTTGAACGTATCGAGGAGAAAGTTATATTTTTCTTTATAATATGCAGCCGCTTTGCTATCCTGTCCCGGCCCTTCCTTCTCAAAACATTTCCAACAGACATAGGCTTTCACCATTCGTCTGTAGATATAGGAGGGGAGAACTCCGTTACCTGTTGAATCGTCCTGATCTACCGTACGCCAACAAGATACGGTGCAGCGAGTTTCATTTGCTATTGGACTATAAGGATCATTTGCAGCCCCTGAACCGCCCTGAAACCCATCAGTTAACGTCTCATCGGGGGTAGGGTAAAAACGAATATCTCTATAATTAGTTGGATGAAGCGCATACCACTGCGGCCGGGACTGACTTGTTTCGATACTAGCTCCATCTACTACAACAGTACCCGGAGTCAATACAGTTAACTCATCCCAACTAACAGGCTCTAGTTTCTTTCCTCTCCATGTAATTCGCAATATACCATTTACTTTATCGGGGAGAGTATATACTGAGAGGCCCGCCGTTACGTTCAAATAAAACTTATGGTATAAGGCAGACGACTGGTTATTGAAATCATTGGCAGCATCACCCGCCAACATCTCCAAATACTGGTCTGTGAATATTGTACTCATTTAAGATTTGGTAGTCTGTCAGGAATGCGTTTATTGCGAACCCAAATGCGTAATCTGTCGAGCCGTTCCTTATAGGACTGTACGCGGACCGCCGCTTTGCCCCATTCCTGATTCTGTTCTTCCAGATCAGCTATTGAATAGTCCTCTAATACAAATTGATGGTCGCCGGGAAGTAGGAAAACATCGTCAGTACCGGCCGTATCGGGAGCAGTAGCCCTATAAAATACGAACATCCGACCGTAATTTGCTACAATCGGCTTTTTATAAATGGCTACATACCGATGAGAAACAGGTGCAAAGTAGTAAGGGACACCCGCCGCCGTCTCCCAATCAATACGTTGTTCATCAAATTTACGGATACTCGAAGGAAGCATCCACCGCTTAATTGCTTCATTAAAGATAGCTACAACACCCAAATAATCAGGAATAAGTGTGCGCATGTCATAGTATGTTTTATTTGCAGTGAAATTCAGGATCGTCGATTTGAGCAACAACCCGGTGTACGCGCATATTTCCTGATAACCGTCGTCGATTGATGCTTGGAGGTCATCATCGGTATAATATACGTCGTTACCGAAGTAATTACGAAGACGCTGTTTCTGTTCGCTCAGAAGCACCGAATATATCCTCAACCAACAAATCTTCTATCGAGGGGCCATCCGTGAAATCTACGCTTGTATTTATATTCTTCTCAAGGTCGCCCGGTTTCTCCTCACGTTCTTTTGTAATATCAGGAAACTGAGCTTCCATATACGATTTATATAACTTTACATTGCGAGGCTCGATATATTCCGAACCAAGGTTATGCGCCGTTTCTACCCTGGGATCGACCACCATTGTCGTTTCAGGGAATTCTTTCCTGGCCTTAACACAGAAGTAAATATCCTCTGTATTGAAAGGCCCAGTGACAAAATAAGGCGGAGACATTTTCCGCAAAAGCTCACAATTAATAAGGACACAAGAAAAGCCAACAGCATCGACAGGTATGTTACCTTTATCATCATATGTAAAATCTTCTGTCTTTACCTGTGTCAAATTCACTTTGAGATCATCCGTCCACCGAAAAAACATATTATGGAATGGATAACCCCGTATAATTGTCCAACCCGCCGCAATGTCGGTTCCGGCCGCAATCAGCCGATCCAGCGTATCCATCGGAATGAGCACATCATCGTCAATAAACATCAAATAGTCTGCTTTGGCGTCGATAGCAACCTTAGCAGTTATATTTCTCATCCGATCAATAGACATTCGGCGCGGGTGATGAAGAATGAACTCATGTTTCGTATTCCGGCCGAGCCTGTACCAAAATTGACAGTGATTCGAATAGACAGATTGTTCTACTTCAGTAAGAGTGTTGATTCCAATTACAATTTTAGACATTATTTAAACCTAACCTTAAAAAAAGGGGGGCGCTCACAAGGAAGACACAGCAAACGCCCCCGGAGTGAACAGAGGAGTACTACCCAGACCAATTACATAATACGAATAACGGCTTTGACGGATGCGGTTAATGCTGTCCGTGTATCCGCAGTTGAAGACGCCGATCCCGCATAAGATGCGAGAGTCTGTCCGAGAACAGCATCGGGGTTATAGATTGTCAGAGCAAGTGTATCGGTCGTCGCATTCGTGACAACCTTAATAGTGCTCGCAACCGTTATCCATGCATTGTTAACGGTATCCATCTTCAAAAATTCGCCGACAGATCGCGCAGGTTCTGAGGCCCACGAATCCGTTGTAGCACGCGATTGGCGAAGGAGCAGAAGATTATTAGTAAGACCAAATACAACAGCCTCACCGAAATCTCCTGCGGCCAAGGTTTTCGTTACGCAGCCAAAACGTAATCCTTGGGCCTTAATAGCGGTACTGGAAGAGGGTAATACAACCCCCAATCCATCGTCCGTCGCATTCATTACGAGTACGACCGGGCTACCCGCCGGAATGGAAGCCGAAGCCTCCGCATTCTTAACGACAACCATTACGCTGTCGTTTTTATTACCAACTGTCTTGAATCTCACTTTAAGTTTATCTCCTTTTTAAAACACAGCCGTATTTGTCTCTACGGAGTGGTGAGAGTTCGAGCGATTTTACCCAATACACCCTGCTTACGGCGATTGGATACAGTGGTCTGTCCCATCCAGGCAACGTGACCAACACGCGAATCGCCATTAACAGGCTTTTGGAAAGTTTTGCCGTTTTCGTCCTTGAGCATTTCGAAATCCGAATCCGCTTCGTAAATCAGTTTGAAGAAATCCGAATTGATAAAGCCCATTGTGCCGTAGGTCGTCGCGTTTGCCACGTCCGAATAAACATCCGGTACTTTGTCGTCCATAACGAAATGGGCGCCTTTGTACATGATGTTTTCGAACGGATACGCGTCGTCCGATTTCATCTGCCCACCAACGATTCGATAATGCTGGAATAATGCATGGACGAAAAGTTCGTAGGTGATTTGATCNNACTTCGAGATAGAACGCGTCATAAGTGGTTGCCGCAGACGTTTTCGTCTTATTGCGCCACCAGCTTGACGTGCTCTGGTTCACATTGCCAATAGAAAGAGAAGCAGTAGGATCGAAAGCGATGAGAAGCCAGAGAGGATTTACAGCCGATGAGCCATTAACACCTGAAGAACGCGCCGTTTTGAGAGAACCGCCGTCCGCCGCCGCTCCCCACATTAGTGATTGGGCGAACCATTCCTGCATCCCCATTTCACATTGCTTGAGCCGCGCTTTAACGAGATCGACGATTTTCTGCTTATTCTGTTTTACTTCTTTCATTGAATAAGCAACAGGAGCCGCAGCCTGTACCCAGGTATAGACGAGATCCGTAATACCATCGGTCGGCAGTGTGGATAACTCATCGTAACCATCGTAGGAATCGGCCGGCGTCAACGCGTACATCGCCGGAATCTGAATAAACGAACCGCCTTCCTGAGATTCGTACAATTCCTTCGTAATCATCTCATGGAAGAAGAAGTTCGACGCGCCAATATTGTCAATTAGCTCCTTTTTATAGGCAGCCAATGAAAGGCCGAACAGCGAGTCGAAATTTTGAGTAACCTGACTCGGCGCTGACCCGGAACCAAACGTGATGGACATTATTTATCCTTTTCGAGTTGTTGCAAAGCGTGTCGCACGGCAGCATCGACTCCCTTTTTAGCGGGCTGCGCGGGCAACTTACCATTATCGGATGTTCGTCCGACAGAATGCATTCTCGACGCTGCATCACGTGAATTGCGACGGATTTTATCTGCCATACGACTTGTAGCGCTCGCAGCGGAATTGTCGGAAGCAGCAATCCGGTATAAGTTCTTTAAGTATTGATATGTCGAGAGGCCAGGAGCAGGGAGTATTTCATCCATTAGAGCAATCATTTTGTTTTCGAGTTTCTTTGAATTGCCCTTAGTTTCACTGGACAAGCGTTCCAGTGCAGTATTCGTCTCGGCCTCCAATTGGTTAGCCTGAAGACGGTTTAGAACCTCTGTATTAGAGGCACGTTCACTCTCCAACACTTGTTCGAGTGCAGTGGAAAGTTTATCAGAAAGGAAAGCGTATTCGTCGCCTAAAGCGCCTTTAACGATATCCTTTAGATCTTTCTTCGCAGCGGTTACTTCCTTCTTCGTTTCCGCCTTATCCAGACCAGCATGTTGCGCTAATGCTCGTAACGTTTGTACGCGTGTATTAGGATCATTCAATAATTTATATAGGGCACGCGCTTCTTTTACCTGTGTTTCTTCTAGGCCGTCGCCTTCATCCGATTCTTCCAAGTCCTCATTATCATCTACTTCTCCAGCAGACTCATCAGATTCGTCGGCTTCGTTGTCAGCTTCGTCTACCGCAGGGGGCGCACCACCGGCCGGTTTCTCATCTCCCTCAGGGGCAAACAAACGCTCAAAAGTACCAAATACTCGCATAATTAACCTATCCTTTCGTAAGCGTAAGAGTTTCGAATGTAGCGATTAAAAAACTGTCCAAAAGAAGTTGCACCTGCAAGTCCAAGATACGTTTCTAAAGAAACATCAAAATATTTATAAATACCCCTTTGTTGAAATTCAATAATTAATTCTTGTGTTTCCGGGTTATAGTCATTGGAGGCAACACACTCTGAGTCCGTAACACCAAGATGATAAGTTTTTTTATGTATTCTACGACGGATTGATTCCATCGTTAAAGGATCGATATAATGCGAAAAAGGCATTTCACTGCGGCCGTAACTGTGTAACCAACTGATTACGAACTTCCTCTAATGAATTAGGTGTCTGTTGTGCTACCTGAGCCTGTGCGATTTGATTTCCAGGATTTTGAGCTTGCATTACACCATTCATCACACCGAGCTGGTGCAATTGAGCCATTTGTTGCATTTCCCGAATTACCGCTTCATTACGATAACCTACCCGGTAGGCAGCCTCGCGAATTAACTTCGGGGACATTGAAATCGCAGGAAATTGGGTTACAACAGCCAAGAATTTAAAGAATGATTGCTCTTCCTGTTGCAAAACAGCGGCGCTTAGCGACGTCTCATCAATCTTAATGCGAAAATCATTCCCATCATCGAGATCCTCAGTGGAAACCCATTGATATATTTTATTATTTTGTTGAATTGTCTGAAAAAGCTGTTCTCCAGGGTCGGAGGTAACTTGAGCATACACACCGAGCGTAAATTTATCTTTTACAGTCAGTAGAATCTCTCTACCGATATTAGACATCCAATTATTTATACGTGCGGTGCTTGCCGACTCCCGAATTGTCGATCTTTGGTTAATAATGTTGGCTTGTGTGGCCGTAGTACGATCTGCAACACCTCGCTGCTCAGACGAAGTGCCGCTAATACGGTTCAAATCATCGGCGGACGTTACGATAGCCTGATTAAGCGCCGCGCCGAGGTCCGCATTTTGGATAGGCTGAATGGCATTATCCGCTTTTACCTTAATTAATGCCCCATCCTGCCCATTTTCGAACTTTTCAATCTCCTCATCATCAACCATTCCGTCGCGAACCTGAAATTTACGCACGAACCGCCGCCTGTGCGCCCTTATTTGCTCGCGAGTCTCATTAATTTCATCTTGAG